AATTGCACCAGCAGATGTAATGGGGTTAACTGGAGTTGCTGCAACAGGAGCCGTAGGTGCTCCAACTGCACGAGTTGATAATACAACTACATTAACAGGACTTGGAGCCACTTCAGCAGTAGGTGCCATTATTATTGGAGAAGGAATTCCTTTAACTGGACTTTCAGCAACAGCGGCCGTAGGTGCTCCAACTGCACGATCAGATAATACTACTTCATTAACTGGACTTGGCGCAACGAGTGCTCCAGGTGCTATAAGCATTTCATCTAATCCAACAGTTTCACCAACAGGAGTTTCGGCAACGGCTTCAGTAGGAGCTATTACTCCTAATTCTATTACAATGGGATTAACAGGAGTTTCAGCAACAGGTGCAGTGGGAGCGATTGCACCAGCAGATGTAATGGGATTGACGGGAGTGTCAGCAACTGTTACTGTGTCTCCTATCGGCGTAGCACCAATTGGATGGGGTCGTGTAACTGCTGCACAAACAGGTAATTATAGTAAAAAAACAGCTACTCAAACAGGTAGTTGGACGAGAGTTACATAGTAATCTATGTTGACAACATGAATAAAACAAAATATAAAAACAATTAAACAAACTAGGAGAACAAAATTATGGCATCCACATATACCCCTCTCGGCGTTGAACTAATGGCAACTGGCGAAAATGCTGGTACTTGGGGAACAAAAACTAATACGAATTTAAACATTGTAGAACAAATAGCTGGTGGCTATACCACTCAAGCTATAACATCAACTCCCACTACTTTATCTGTTTCAGATGGATCAACAGGCGCTGTCCTTGCACACAGAGTTATAGAATTTACAGGAACAATTGGTGAAGCTACTGTAGTAACCATTCCTTTAGATGTTCAAGATTTTTATATAATTAAAAATGGCTCATCAGGTGCATACACCGTCACATTTAAATATGCTTCTGGTTCAGGAAGTACTGTAGCTTGGTCAGCAACAGATAAAGGAACAAAAATTATTTACGCAACAGCTAATGATGGTACTAATCCAGATATAGTGGATGCAGGTTTTGGAGCTGGAGATGTAACTCTTACAGGAACACAAACTTTAACAAATAAAACTTTAACTTCACCAAAAATTGGAACTTCAATTTTAGATACTAACGGAAATGAATTAGCTTTATTAACAGCTACAGGTTCAGCAGTTAATGAATTTACATTAGCTAACGCAGCTTCAGGTGCTGGTCCAATTTTATCATCAACAGGTGAAACAAACGTTGATATAAACATTAACCCTAAAGGGTCAGGAGTTCTTAAATCAGCAACTGCTGCAATTAAAATTGCAGGCAAAGAAACGATATGGGTTCCAGCTGCAGCAATGTATGCTGCGACTACTAACGGAGCTGATGCAGAACAAGTGGAAACTACAGCAACAAGACCTGATATGAAAGTTTTCGATTTTGATGCAGGGACAAAACAATATACACAATTTGCTATCGCTATGCCTAAATCATGGAATTTAGGAACGGTGACTTATCAAGTTTTTTGGGCTCCAAGTAGTACAAACACAGGAAACTGTATTTTTGGATTACAGGGAGTTGCATGTGGTGATAGTGATACAATTGATGTTGCATTTGGAACAGCAATAGAAGTTACAGACGCTGGAATTGGAACAGTTGAAGATCAACAAGTAACAGCTGAAAGTAGTGCAATGACAATTGCGGGTTCCCCTGCAGACGATCAACAATCGTACTTTCAATTATATAGAGATGCAGCAGATGGTAGCGATACTTTTACTGGTGAATCAAGAGTTCTCGGAGTAAAAATATTCTATACTACTGATGCAGCGAACGACGCGTAGGAGAAATAGAATATGTCTTTTGGTTATCAAGTACTAGGTTTTGGCTCTGGTGGAGGCATACCGTCAACATATGTGGTTGCTTCAGGTGGAACAATAACAACTGTTGATACAAATTTTAAAGTCCATACATTTACAGGTCCAGGAACCTTTTGTGTTTCAACAGCGGGTTGTGGTGGCGATACAGCCGTTGATTATTTAGTCATAGCTGGAGGAGGAGCTGCTGGTCCAAATTATGCTGGTGGTGGCGGTGCTGGTGGATACAGAGAATCTAATGGTGGCGCATGGACAGGATCTCCAATAGCTAAAAGTGGTGGAGGTATAGCTGTAAGTGCTACAGGATATCCAATTACAGTTGGTGGTGCTGGCGCTAATTCAGTTTTTTCAAGTATAACTTCAGCCGCAGGTGGTAATGGCGGAACAGAATGTCCTTTTCCTGGTGTAGCTGGTGGTTCAGGTGGAGGAGCAGGTTACGTAGGCGTAGGAGGAGCAGGAAATACACCTCCCGTGAGTCCAGCACAAGGAACTACAGGTGGTAGAGGAACTGGAGCCACACCAGGTTATCCAGGCGGCGGCGGTGGCGGAGCCACAGTTGGTTATCCTGGAATCGTATGTTCTCCAGGCGCATCTCAAGCAGGAGCTGGAGGTACTGGAGCAACTTCATGTATTAGCGGAAGTCCCGTTGCAAGAGGCGGCGGAGGCGGAGGCGGTGGTGGAGGCCCAAGTCATGGTCAACCATATACAGCTGGAGCAGCAGGAGCTGGTGGAGGAGGAACGAATGGTGGCGCTGGAAGCGCAAATACAGGTGGTGGTGGCGGAGGTAACGCTGGTGGTGGCGGAAGTGGAGTCGTAATTTTAAGGTATAAATTTCAATAATCATGGCACATTTTGCAAAAATAGAATCAGAAGGTAACGGAGTTCTTACAGTTTTAACTGTAGATAATAAAGATGTTTTAAATAATGAAGGTGTTGAAGAAGAAAGTGTTGGTCAACAATATTTAGAAACACATCATAATTGGCCCGCAAATAAATGGATTCAAACATCCTACAATACTCGTAGAAATACATATTGTGTTGAGGGGACTGATGTCTTAGCCGATGATCAATCTAAAGCATTTAGAGGAAATTTTGCAGTCCCAGGTGGAGAATGGGATGAAGTCAATCAAATCTTTTGGGGACCAAAACCTCATCCTTCTTGGGTTAAAAGTACAACAGATGCGCAATGGCATTCACCTATAGGAGATGCTCCTACTTTAACAGACGACCAAAATGCCGCTAGTCAATGTTACAGATGGAATGAATCTAATTCCTCTTGGGATTTAACTAATCTCATTTCCTAAAAAATCCTAGACAATTTAAAAAAAATTATATATACCATAGCTGGTGGATATGGAAAAGAAAGTATTAACAGAAATAAGTTTGTATTACGGAAAGGTTTCAACACCGAAAGGTTTTGAAATTAATAGAAGTGAATTAGCTCATCACATTTTACATTCTAAAATACACAACCAAACATTTTTATTTTCAAAAGAATGGGATGCATTAAATATATATTGTCGTGAACATCTTCAACTTAAATATAATTTAAAACTAGTAAATAAAAAAACATGGGGTAGTATTTATTCACCTCATCAAAACACTCTTCCTTTATTAGATATTAATCCTGTCGATTTAAAAAACTCCCCAGACTATACTTTATTATATGGTGTAGAAGTCAATAACTGTTCTGTTGTCATTCATTATGATAATAATAGAAGAAAAGGATGTAGTTGGACCCTTCCTTTAAAAACTAATGAGTTTGTTTTATTTCCTTCCACACAGCTTTATTACTTAACTAATGATCAAAAAGAAGATTTAAACTTTGTACAAACTATAACTTATGAATACATTTAATTTTATAGAAAAATATAAAGTGCCTTTAAAAGTATGTGACAATATTATTGAATATCATAAAAAAAATATCGAATATAAAACTCCTGGAATGATAGGAGCTGGAATTATTAATAAAAACATTAAAGATTCTACCGATGTACTCTTCTATAATGAAACTACCAATAAAAGTTTAAAAGAATTTTTTTCAATTTTAAGTAAATATGTAAAAGAGTATTTAGCTAAATACAACCTAGAAAGTCCCGTTAGAACTTCTACTATTAATATGATTCAATATTATAAAAAAGGCCAAGGATTTCCTGCACTACATTATGAAAGAACTGATGTTTCTAGTTCTAAAAGAGAACTAGTTTATATGTTGTATTGTAATGATCTTAAAAAAGGAGGTACTTATTTTCCTTATCAAGAAGTTACTTTACAAAGTAAAAAAGGATATTTATATATGTGGCCTAGTTTTTTCACACATCCTCATCAAGGTGTTATCTCTCCAACAGAAGAAAAATACATAGCAACAGGATGGTTTGAATTAGTATGAATTTATCTCATTATTTTTGGTATTTTAAATCTGCACTGACACCACGATTTTGTGATGAAGTTATTAAATATGCTTCAGAAAAAAAAGAATCTATGGCTCTTACGGGTAGGTTTGGCAAAGGAAGAAATTTTAATAAAGAACCTCTTAATAAAGACGAAATTAGAGATTTAAAATATAAACGAAATTCAAATGTAACTTGGTTAGACGATCGCTGGATTTATAAAGAAATACACCCTTATCTTAAGGCAGCAAATAAAGAGTCGGGTTGGAATTTTCAAATTAAATATTCACAAGCATGTCAATTTACTAAATATAAATTAAACCAATACTATGATTGGCATTGTGACAGTTTTGGTGAACCTAATTCCGATGGTACGGTTAGAAAATTATCTATGACGTGTCAATTAACGGATGGTTCAGAATATAAAGGTGGGGAACTAGAATTTGATTTTAGAGACTATGATCCACCTCTAAGAGATGAATCTCAACATTTAAAAAAAGCAATAGAAATATTACCTAAAGGAAGTATCATTGTTTTTCCAAGTTTTGTTTGGCATCGAGTTAAACCTGTAAGACAAGGAGTTCGGTACTCGCTGGTCTCATGGCATGTTGGAGATCCGTTTAAATGAGTTATCAAACTTATACCCACTTTTTAGATAAAGACTTTTTTAATAAGCTTAAACAAACTATTCTTGACCAAGACTTTCCCTGGAGAAGAAGAGACTCTTTTACAGGAGCTAAAAAAGATACTCAGATATTTTTTAGTTATGGTTTTTACCAGCGATTGAACATTGCGTCTCACCTTTATGCACCTTTAATACTTCCTATATTAAACCAATTAAAAGCCACAGCTCCTTTAAGAGTACAGGCTAATTTACTAATCAGTAAATTATTTAATAAATCAAAATGGCATAGAGATAGCAATTTAAAATGTAAAGCTGCCATTCTTTATTTAAATAATTGTGACGGAGGAACAGAACTCAAGATTAATAATAAAATTATTTTTATAAAAGCCGTTGCTAATAAAATGTTGGTTTTTGATAGTGATGTTTTACATAGAGCTATAACATCTCAAACAGAACCCATACGATATGTTATTAACTTTAATTATTTTACCGATGACTAAAATTATAATAGTAGGAGGAGGCAGTGCGGGGTGGATGACGGCAGCTACTTTAGAATCCCAATTTCCACAACACTCTATTTCTTTAATTGAATCAAAAAATATTCCTACCATAGGAGTAGGGGAAAGTACCATTCTGCCGATACAGAGATGGATGAAATTATTAAAAATCAAAGATGAAGATTTTTTAAAACATGTAGATGGAAGTTATAAACTAAGTATAAGATTTACAGATTTTTATAAAAAAGGAGAATTTTTTCACTATCCTTTTGGATCTCCTGTAACGGAGGGGAATAAATATTTTTTAAATGATTGGTGGTTTAAAAAAATATTGTTTCCTAAAACACCTTATTCGGATTATGCCGATTGTAATTATCCTCTTCAGATGGCTTATGTTAATGAAAATAAATTTAGTCATAAATTAGATTATGCCTATCATTTTGATGCTACTAAATTTGGAATATGGTTAAAAGATTATTACTGTAAAAAAGTTAAACACATCATAGATGACGTTGTGTCTGTAGAACAAAATAAAAATGGGATTGTATCTCTTAATAAAAAATATAAAGCAGATTTATATATAGATTGCACTGGTTTCAAATCTTTACTCTTAGACAAATCTTTAAAAGAACCTTTTGAATCTTATGCTGATATTTTACCCAACGATTCTGCTTGGGTCACGCGCATTAAATATAAAAATAAACAGAAAGAGTTGGTGCCTTATACTAATTGTACAGCCATAGAAAATGGTTGGGTGTGGAATATACCTTTATGGTCTAGAATAGGAACTGGATATGTATATTCAAGTAAATTTGTTGATGACGCTACCGCGCTTAAAGAATTTAAAAAACATTTAAAACAAAAAGATTTAGAGTTTAAAAATATAAAAATGAGAGTGGGACTTCATAATAGAGTATGGGTTAAGAATGTAGTTGCAATTGGTCTCTCTGCTGGTTTTATTGAACCTCTTGAAAGTAATGGTTTATTTTCTGTTCATGAGTTTTTAATAAGTTTAGTTAGAAATTTACAAAGGAACAAGGTTTCTCAATGGGACAAAGATATTTTTAATCACAGTTGTAAAAGAATGTTTAGATCCTGGGCAGAGTTTGTGGCTTTACACTATGCTTTATCCCATAGAGATGATACTCCTTATTGGAGATCTTGTTTAAATAAAAATTGGAGTGAATCTCTTATTAATTTAAAACCTGAATATGTTCATGGTTTTCAAGTTGCAGCTTTAAATCAAAGTGAAGATTTTTCATTCCCAGTTAGCGGAGGTCTCCATTGTATAGCAGCGGGCATGCATTGGGCTCCAACGGATATTCCTAGTCTAACTGTTAATAGCACCGAAGACATAGAAGATATTAAAAAATCTTTTGTGAGTCCCGTTAATCAACTCCAACAAAGAAAGGAAGTTTGTAAAAAATTAGTTAAAAAAGAAAAAACAATTTTTACAATTTTAAAAAATGCTCAAAGATGAATATTTTAGAACCCCTGTATGGTCCGAAGACAAAACAGAGTTTGTTAAATCTTTAAACAAAGCTTGTAATAAATATATTAAAAAGGCAAGAACTAGAGATAAAAAAAACATTCAAACTACGAAAGATTTTGGCACATCTCATCATTCTCTCCCCTTACTTAAAGATAATGATTTTATAGATTTTAGAAAATATGTAGGTCAAAAATCTTGGGAGTTTTTAGAGGAGCATGGGTATAATATGAAAGCATATACTACTCTCTTCTCTGAAATGTGGGTTCAAGAATTTTCTCAAAAAGGAGGAGGTCATCATACAGCACACATACATGGGAATCAACACGTCGCAGGACTCTATTTTTTAAAAGCCAGTGAAAAAACTTCTTATCCTATTTTTTATGATCCACGAACTGGAGCTCGAGCAACTAACTTAAACTTGGACCGTTCTTTAAAAGGAATTTATCACGGCACTGATGTCATTCATTATAAAGCAGCTCCTGGTAGGTTAATTATTTTTCCAGGTTATTTAGAACATGGGTTTTCCGTGGATCCTGGAATTGAACCTTTTCGATTTATTCATTGGAATATCATGGCTGTACCTAAAGGGATCGTTAAAGATGCTTAATAAATCTAGACCCGTCTATAAATTAAATTTAAAAAAACAATTAAAAAATAAAAAAGAAGAGCTCATAAAAGATATTTTAAATTCTAAACATAAAGACACGGGATCGGGATACAATTTTAGACTCTTTACAAAATATAAAGATTATCTATATGATTTATTTATTAAAGAAAGTAAAAAAATATTAAATCCTTTTACCTTTAAGGATAAAAATTTTAAGGTATGGTGTTATTTTAGCGGGCCTGCTGATCATAGAACGTTGTGGCATAGTCATACAAAGACGGCGAACATTAATTGCGTTATTTATTTACAAACCATCAAGGATTATGGAGTTGAATTTGAACTCTATCAACAAGCTTGGTATGTCGAACCTAAAAATTTTGACATGTTAATTTTCCCTGGATTTTTAAGTCATCGACCAATGACTTCCAGTACTCAACAACGAATCTCTTTAAATTTAGAATTAAGATGTGAGGAAAACGAAAAAGATATTTTTGGATTATGAGTTTTAAAAAAAATAAATATATTGTTCTTAGACAAGCTATCTCAAAAGATTTAGCCACTTTTATCTACAATTATTTTTTAATGAAAAAACAAGTTTATGATACTTGTTTAAAAGAAAGATATATTTCTCCTTATGAAGCAATGATAGGTAGGTATGGTGATAAACAAGTGGAAAACACCTATTGTCACTATGCCGATAATGCCATGGAAACTTTGTTATTAAAGTTACACCCCCTTATGGAAAAGAATACCAAATTAAAATTAAATCCAGCCTATAGCTATGCAAGAATATATAAAAAAGGAAATACTCTTCAGCGCCACAAAGATAGATTTAGTTGTGAAATTTCAACGACTATGAATTTAGGGGGAGATCTATGGAGTATCTATATTGAACCTTCGGGTAAATATGGAAAAAAAGGAATTAAGGTAGATTTAAAACCAGGAGATATGTTGGTGTATCGAGGGTGTGAGTTAGAGCATTGGAGAAATAAGTTCAAAGGTAAAGAATGTGCACAGGTTTTTTTACACTATAATAATAATAAAACTAAAGGCGCAAAACATAATCTTTTTGATGGACGACCTCATTTAGGACTTCCAGGTTGGTTTCAAAATTTTAATAAGTTGATTGATCCTAAAAAATAAAGTATGGTCAAGGCTGGCGTGGGGGATTTTTCCACCACAAAGGTCTTCTACGCCTCTTTTATAATGAGTTGATCTCCTCAAAAATATAGTATATTTGTAATAGAAACGGATTTTTCTATGTTACAAAAGATAGGCTTTTTACCAGGATTTAACAAACAACTAACCGCAACAGGAGCTGAGGCACAGTGGACTGGAGGGGAAAATGTTCGTTTTAGATATGGTACACCTGAAAAAATAGGAGGCTGGTCTCAATTAGGAGACAAAGCCTTAACGGGCGCTGCCCGTGCTCTTCATCAAATGGTCAACAAAGAGGGTATTAAATATGCCATCATTGGAACCAATCGAATTTTATACGCTTATTCTGGAGGAGTCTATTATGACATTCATCCCATTAAAACAGATTTTGGAGCTTTAACAGATAAGTTAGCTTCTACCAACGGATCTGCTGTTCTTACAATTACTTTATCTACTACCGCAGGAATGACAGCAGGAGATATTTTACTTCTTGAAAATGTTACACCACCCACAGGGTCGGGTTATTCTGCATCTGATTTTGATGATAAAAAATTTATGATAACTGAAGTCGTCAATGCTACTTCAGTTACTATTACAATGGGATCTACTGCAAGTGCAACGGCTACTGATGGAGACCTTTCAGTTAAATGGTATTACCCAGTGGGTCCAGCTGAACAAGTTGGAGTTTATGGATGGGGTATATCCCAGTTTGGTGGTACCGTATCTGGTCCAAGAACAACAACTTTAAATGGAGCTTTAGGAGATAATGTTTATGGAACTGGAGGATCAGGAACCAGCATTACTCTAACCTCTGTGGTTGGATTTCCAACAACGGGAACAAACTATATTCAAGTAGGTACAGAAGAAATTTCTTATACTGGAGTTTCAGGAAGTGATCTAACAGGAATAACAAGAGCAGTAAGAGGTACAACTAGAGCTGCTCATTCGAATGGAGCCACGGTAACCAATACCAGTGATTATTCTGCATGGAACCAAGCAGCTTCAACAACGGATAAAGTTGCTGAACCTGGTTTATGGTCCTTGGACAATTTAGGAAGTACGCTTCTCGCTTTAATTTTTAATGGAGCTGTCTTTGAATGGGATTCAGATGCATCAAATGCCACATCAACACGAGCTACGATTGTATCGGGTGCACCAACCGCATCTAGAGATATGTTAGTCTCTACTCCCGATCGTCACTTAGTTTTATTTGGAACAGAAACTACGATTGGTGACACGACAACTCAAGACGATATGTTTATACGATTTTCTTCTCAAGAGGATATTAATACTTGGGCACCTACGGCAACGAATAGTGCTGGTACACAGCGACTGGCCGCTGGATCACGGATCATGGGAGCTAAACTTGGTAGAAATGCACTTTACGTATGGACCGATACTTCCTTATTTACCATGAGATTTGTGGGTCAACCTTTTACCTTTGCTTATGAACAGGTTGGAACTAACTGTGGATTGATCGGTAAGAACGCAGCGGTTGAAGTGGATGGTGCTGCTTACTGGATGTCAGATAATGGTTTCTTTAGATTTACTGGTAAATTGGAATCCATGGATTGTTTCGTAGAAGACTATGTTTATGATGACCTTAATACCACTTCAAATCAATTTATTTATTGTGGAATTAATAATCTCTTTGGTGAAGTGATGTGGTTTTATCCCACGTCTGCTTCTAACGTTGTCGATCGATGTGTGGTTTATAGTTATCTAGACTCAACATCCAATCGACCTATTTGGTATACAAATGCTAGTTCAGTTTTTCCAAGAAGTACTTGGATTGATTCAGCTATTTTTGGTTTGCCTCATGCAACTTATTATGATGCTAGCACAGATGCGTCCTTTGATGTCACGGGTAATACCGATGGTACGACTATTTACTATGAACACGAAACAGGAGTGAATCAAATTAAAGGAGGAGTGACAAGCGCGATTGCAGCTAATATTCTTTCGGGTGATTTTGATATTACTCAAGATCAAAAACAAGGAATTACGTTCAGAGGAGATGGAGAACATATTATGAGAGTGAGTAGATTCTTACCCGACTTTATAACTCAGGCTGGAAATACCATTGTTGAATTAGATTTAAGAAATTTCCCTAATCAAACGGCAGCAAGTTCTAGTTTAGGTCCTTTTACTATTACGTCGAGTACTAATTATCAATCTTGTAGAGCAAGAGGAAGATCGGTGGCTGTTAAAATATCAAACACGGCAGTAGATTCTAATTGGAAAATGGGAACTTTTAGGTTAGATGTACATGCAGGAGGAAGAAGATAATGGCAAAGATAGTTCAATCCTTAACTCGAGCAAGCGATGAGTATAGCGTAGACGTATCGCAATCTTTAGTAAGAGATTTAGATGCGGTATTAGAGAAATTAAACACAACGTTTCAAGAAGAATTAAAACAAGAGATAGAAGCTAGAAGCTTCTTTTTAGATTAATGGCAGTAGTAAACCAATACGACTTTGTAGGCATCGATAATAACACCACCAATGGAGAACTTAATCCTTTTGGTGCAGGGTTTCCTTTAGTCAGCGAGACCTATGTGATTAAATCTATTTTAGTAACATCAGCTGGGACTCCAAGCGTCACGGTGACTAACAATGCTATTACTGCAATTAAAACAGTGGCTTTAACAGCAAATGTTACAAAGGAATTATTAACTCAACCGTTAATAGTAGTAGGGGGTAAAACCCTTACCATTAAAGCAGGCAGCGCAGACTCGTTTGATTTTGCGGTCAGCTATTTAAACATCAAAAAAGAGGTAACAACATAATGCACATATTAACACCCAAAGAAATAATAACGACCCTTTCTAACAAGAAAACAGGAGAAAAATATAAGGATGAAGAAGCTTTAAAAGCTGCTAATATCCCAGAGGAGGACGTGCAAAGAGATGTTAGAGTTATCATGCCACCCCTTGATTTGTTTTCGAAAACAAAGTAGTATAAAATCACCAGGAGAAATACCTGCTTTTCAACATTAAACACATGGATAATTATGGCTATAACAGATATTAATATTTCAGAACAATTACAAACAGACGCTCCTTCTATTAAATATACAGGGAACGAAGGTCCTCAGAATAATCAGCAACAGCAACAAGAAATGCAGGTTGCTCAACAGATATGGGAAGCTCTAAATCCTGAACAACAAGGTCAGTTTCAAAGCTTTGAACAATTTTTTCAAAGTGGAATTTGGAAACAAATTCTACAACAAATGCAAGCGGACCAAGGACAAGGAATCGCGGGTCTTGGACCTAATCAAGGTTCTCCTGGCATTATGGATCGAGCTACAACAGACATGGAAGTTGAAGATGCTTATGGGGTACCTGTGGGCAGCGGGATTGGAAGTTTAAGAGGAGGTATCTAGTGCCTTTCCAATCAGAAAAGCAAAGAAGATACCTATGGGCGAACGAACCTAAGATCGCAAGAGATTGGGCGGATACCTATGGAAGTAGAATTAAGAAAAATGATGGTGGAATAACTCAAGCTGGAGTTACAAACTATCTCCCATCGAAAATGGTTGACGTTCCAGTAGAAGCTAAATCTTCACCTGAACATGTTAAAGCACACCTAGCCTATATTACAGATAAAGAACAAGATTTACTTTTAAAGAAAAATTTACACGGATCATTAAAAGGTAAACCAAACAGAGGACCTGGTGGCATACCATCTTTACAAGGAGATTTTGGACCTGGTGGAAATAATCCTGGAGGCTTTGAAGGAGGTGGTGGAAACAGATCTGATAACGATGTTTCAGGAAGAACAGATAGAGGAACAGGTGAATATAGAGTTACAGATAGAAAAGCTCAACAAGAGTATGACCGAAATAGAAAAGCTAGAGCAGATGATATTAAAGCAAAAGAAAAAGCAAAACTAATAGAAAAGAAAAAAGCTAAAGCTAAAGAAAAGCTTAGAACAAAGCTAGAAAAAAGATCTTATAAGAACTTAATACTTCGTAAAATAAAAGGAAGTCCCCTTACGCCACCAGCGCTTGCAATGCTAGACGCATTAAAAGGACCAATAAGTGATGAAGAATTTGAAAAAGCTTATGGTGTAAGTTATGAAGATTTTAAAACTATGAATCCGATGCAAATGGAAGCTATCTTGGGTTCAGTTAAAGGTAAAGTATCCCAAGCCGAAAGAGATGACATAAGAAGACTTTCAGGAGGAATCGAGGAAGGCGGCGATTTTTCAACAATTTTTTTTGGACCAAAAGGTCCACCTGTTATACCTCAAGATGGTGAAGGATTACCAAGATACCAACGTTATCCTAACTATGAAGAATTGTTAGGAGCACAAAATCAAGGTGTAGGTGGAATTGAAGTTGGACCTGAATATGATTTCAATAGAGATTTTCAAGCATCACTTACAGGTACAGCCGATACTCCTGATTATTATGCAGGAGACAATCCACTAGCATCAAATTTAGCATGGGGAAAACAAATGAACGTCGACCCACGAACCATGGGCCGAACATCTTATGCAGCGGACGGTGGTAGAATTTCAGCAGCGTTTGGTGGTATCATGGATAGATCAACAGGAAGAAGAGCTTACGGTTTAGGAAGTATATTTAAAAGTATTAAAAAAGCTGCGGGTAAAGTTTTAAAGAGTCCGATAGGTAAGGCTGCTTTGATAGGGGGAAGTATTTATGGTGCTAATCAAATGGGTTGGCTCGGTAAAGATAGCTTTCTTGCTCCTTTATTTAGAAAAAATATAGCTGCAAAAGATGCAGCGGCGAAATATGGAGGACTTAGTTTAGCGAAACTAGGAATACTAGGAGCTACAGCAGCACCATTCTTCATGGGTGGTCCAGAAGAAGACGAGGATGACAAGGGTGTTGATTACGATTTATTAAAAAATAAATATACACAACAACTTATGAACATTAAAAGAGGTGTGAATGCTGGAAGTTTAGATCCAAATGAATTTAGTTACTTA